TGACTGTCGGAAGGGTCTAGGTAGAGGAAGGAGTCGAAGGCCCCCTGCCTAGCCAAGTAGAAGCCCATCAGCGTGGCCAGTTCCTGGTAGGCAGAGCTCAGCCTCAGGACGTCATACGAAAGGTCGTACTGGTAGCGTGGATAGGTCCAGAGTGCGGCCCTGGACTCCTTCCCTGAGACGGCGGTTTTAATCAGGGTGCTCCATGTGGGCTTCTTGACTCTGTCGAATTTGAGCCCCGGCAAATCAGGGAAAATTGCGTTGCTCATCTGCCCCCCACGAAACCGAAATCCCTGTGCAGGCCGCTAAGGGCCTTTTTGTTGTTGCCCAGGAACTGCCTGAACGATTTGGCGTCCAGGGCCTTGACGTTGTAGGTCGCACTGCCGCCCCCGGGGCCGCCTCCCGATACCATGTCCCGCAGCGGGTTGGCAATGTTCGCGGGGAGGACCATCTCTTCCTGGTGGAGCTGCGTCATTGGGTTTATCCCGGTGGGGATGTCATAGCCACCTGAGGCCGAAGCCATGGCACTGAAGGCCATGACGCCGGCAAACGCGACACCGGCCGCTATCGGAGCCAGGACCGGACCGACATAGGGTATCCCGACCACAGCCTGGTAGGCGCCGGCTGCGGCTGCAGCTGCGCTGGAGGCAATCTTTTTGATATTGGCCCAAAGCGTGACAAGCAGCCCTTGATCAGCCGCCTCCTGGTCGCTTACCACCTTGGCTGCATTGGTAGCCTGAGTCATGGTCAACTGGGTGAGCTGGTGCTTCGCCCAGTCTGCGACCATCTTGACGCCCATGTGAGCGAAGCTGAGCACCATCTGGTTCCACCCCTGCTCCAGCGACTGCTTGAAGGTCGTGTGTTTGAGCAACATTCCGTCGAGCGCCTTGTCGAAACCCTTGGTCATCTGGTCGAACACCTTGTCGTAGGGGTTCGGGAGCGGTTTGTCGATCTTCAGGAGAGCGAGCTGGTGCTTGATCGCCAACTCCTGCATTTTGGCGAGGGCTTCCTGGAATTGCTTGACGTCGTACTGATAGAGCTCGGCCTTTTTCTGCAGGGCCTGACGTTCGACCTCGTACCGCTTGTTCTCGAGCTCGATGAGTTGAGCAATGGATTCCTCTTCGCTGATCTCCCCCATCTCCAGCGACTGCTTGATCTTCTCCGCCTCGATGTCGAGCATGAGGAGGGAGGTTGTCTTCGTGCGCTCAATCGCTATGGCGGATCGTTCTTGAGCCTCCTTGTCCTGCAGATCGGAATAGGCCTTCATCTCCTTGTCGATCTCACGTAGGCTGTTGGCGTATTCCTTGGAGTTGGTGCCGTAGGTCGATTTGAGGAGCGCGGACTCCTGGCGCGCGATATCGATTCGCTCCAGACTGCCGGCCTTCGCCAGGGAGGAATCATCCTTCAAGGCGTCCATCTGGACCGCGACCTTTTCCCGGGCGATCTGCTTGTCCAGGTCGAAAACCTTCTTGCCGATCGAGATCCTTTCGTTCGCGCTCAGATCGTCGAACGCCAGTACCTGGGCCCAGTACTCCCGATCGCCAGCGAGGTCTTCAGCGTAAAACTCCTTGTTCACCGTCTTGATCCGGTCAAGATCAGCCTCCCAGGAAGAAACCCGGCTCTCGCCCTGGTCGTCTTTTTCGTTCTTTGGGATGACCGCGAAATCCTTCTTTTTGCCGCCTTCCTCTTCCCCCTTGATGATCTTCGGGAGATTGATCGGTTTATCGAGGCCGGCACGGAAGTCTTCGGCACCTTTCTTGATCGCAGCAAAATCCTTGTTGAACTCCGAGGCGATCGCTTTCGCCCCGGCAAGGTTCCCGTGAAGCACAGCATCAACGATTGCCGCCACGGCGGCCAGCCGGTGGCCCATCATCTGGAATCCCTCGGCTGCATATGAAACCACCTTGGCAACCATGTTGATCCCGGCCGGCAGGATGTGCATCAGCTCGTTGAGCTGGCCTCCCTTCTGTACCGAATTCTGGAAAGCTACAACGAGTCCCGCGAGGGACGGCATGAGCTCAGTCCCGACCTTGTGGCCCATGCCCGAAACGCTGATCCCCAGCAACTCCAGATGCTGCTTGAAGTTGGCCGCGCCCTCAACGTCCTCCTTGCTCATCACGGCGCCAACGTCCTTGGCCGTCTTCATGTAGGCTTCAACACCCTCACGTCCGAGGTTCAGGATGGGGATAAGGGTTTGACCTGCGCGCCCGAATAGCTGCTGAGCCAGCGCCGCCTTCCCGGCGCCGTCAGCATGCTCCTTGAAGCTGTCCGCGACCTTGAGCATGGTCTCGTCGAGCTGCGCGCCCTTCAACTCTTCTCCGGAGATACCGAGCTTCTGGAATGCCTTGACCGAAGCCTCAGAGCCTTCCTGCGCGCCGATCAGTTCCTGGGAGAATTTCCGGATGCCCTTGAGCATTCCCTCCATGCTCCCGCCGGCCATTTGCGCGGCGACTCCCCAGCCCTGCAGCCGGTCGGTGGACATCCCTGTTTTCTGTGCGGCCGTCTCTACCTCATGGGCATACTCGGCGGTTTTCTCGGCCAACTCCCAGATCTTGTCACCGATCCAGCCGAAGACGGCCACCTCGGCAAGCAGCTGCATGGTGCCGCGGACCTTCTCAATCTTCTTGTTGAAACCCTCCAGGCTTTCACCGGCTTCGTGAGCTTCTTTAGCGACATGCTTGGTCATCTGGGTGGCAGACTCGGAGACGCGCCCGAACATGGCCTGGAACTTCGAAGTCCAGGAGCTCGTAGCCTGCTCTATGACGCTGGTAGCTTCCTGAGTGCCGGCCTCAAGCTCTTTGATGTCAGCGCCAATCCCTACTTCTACTCTCTCGTCGCTCATCTTGACTGCCCCTTGACCTCGATCTGGCCGCCCTGCGCTACAAAGTCTCCAATGAAATCCTCAAGCGTTTTTACCGGCTCAGATTTCGATGCTATCGCCGGTGGCTTATAGCCGGTGAGCGCGTTGAAGATGCGTGAAATACTGATGTGCGCCGGCGGATAGGTGGCCCAGTGCCGGTTGAGTTCCCTCAGGCGCGGTAACGTGAGGCTCTCCACCTCCTCATGGGTCCAGCCGGTGGCCGCCACGAGGTAGGCGAAGAGTTCCCCCCAATCTACCGCGCCCCGGCTTCCCCCTCGGGAACTTCCTCCAGGCCGGAACCGGACATGAGCTCCGCGAAGGCCTGCACGACTTCCGCATAGGAAAAGCCGGAAATGACGGTCTCGCTGATGTCTTTATCGTGGTTCTGTAGCGCGATCAGCACGATCTGCCCCTGTTTCTTCAGCAGGGTGAGCGGGAGCGTCTTGGTGAGGTTTACACCCGTTCCGGACTCCGAGAAAATCTCGTTCATCAGGACTTCGTTCTCTTCCAGCTGCCCAAGCGTGAGCGGCTTCGCGTAATAGATCTTGTCTGCGGTTTCAATCTTGAGGCGTTTCATGGTCTCTCTCCCTATCCTTTGCGTTAAAAAATTGGCCGCGGCCCCCACAAAGGAGACGAAAAGGACCGCGACCCATTGCATGAGGGCTGTCGGCTAGTCGGCGAACGTCAGGGTGCCGATGTTCCCGCCGTCATCTGCGAAGGCGGAGAAATCGAACTCCGGGATGGTGTAATCGTCCAGCTTCCCGGAAAAGTTCAGCTTGGAGCTCGTGCACCGGTTGAACATCATGGTGGCCGCTTTCCCCTGGAAGGTGGACTGGAAGACGGCGGCGAAGAGCGGGGTGGTACCGATCAGTTGGTTCGTGACGGCGATCTGCTTCAGCGCCGTGACGACGGTGTAGACGTAATTGAGCTTGACCGCGGCGCTGGCGTCGCCGGAATAGAAGGTATAGACGCCGCCGGCCGCCACGGAGTACTGTCCTATTGCGGTGACGGTGGCCACCTTGGCAAGCGCGATCCCGGTTGCGGCGTAGGTGACACCCAAGTCAGAGACCCACGTCGCGCCGTTGGCAACCGTGACGGTGTAGGTGGTCAATGCCGGGACCGTCCCGGCCTCGTCGATGGCAACGGTATCGAAACCGCTGGATGCCAGGGACTGGCCGAAGAACAAGTCGTTCAGCGTGGCTCCGTTGAGGGAGGCCATCTTGGCCTTGAGATTGATCTTCCCCTGGCCGCGGGCAATGGCGAGCGGGAACTGGTAAGAACCGTAGAGCTCTTTCACGGTGAAAGAAAACTCGCAGCTCACGTCCTGGAGTCCGCCGAACCTGCGCGGGGTGGAATTGGCGGCGGCATTGGTGCCGAATAAGGCGCCGGGTCCGAAAACATACATGGGTCAATCCTCCTTGGGAGCCTCGGCAGCGAAGGCGTCGTCAATCCGGTTCATCAGGTCGGCCCGCCCCTGCTGAGCATGGTTGAAGGCCTCGGTGTCGAGCCCCCTGTTGTAAAAGTGGTCGACGAACCACTCGTTGATGAGATGCTTGATCTGGTCCTTATCCATTGCGTGGCTCCTTATGCTATGAGAATTTCAACCGGGATGACTGCGACCGCCTGGTTGTCCAGGACGCCCTCTGCGATCTTGGTGACGCCCTCGATCCAGATGTGCTGCACTCCCGCTATGCCGAAATTCTGGACTTGCGTAACGGGGTCCGGTGCGAGGATCGCATCGACGGCGTCAAGGAGCGGGTTCAAGACTGAGGAAGGTGCTACAGCCGGATCCGCACTGGTGGCATAAACGAAAAGCTCCAGGGAGAGCGTTCTCTTTGGGGGAACGCCCCGGACCGGCGCAGTCTTTTCCTGTGCCTGCAACTGGTAAAGCGCCGGCTGCAGGATGGCCGGGACGTTGGCGAAGTTGTCGAGGCGCCTGGAGACGGTGACGAACCCGGCGCCGTTGGTCAGGAGCGCCTGCCATTTTGTGAAGACCGCGCTGTAGATCGTCTCCCTGTTCATCTACGGCCTCCCGAGGTTTTTCATTGCGGCCCCGAGCTCGCTCCGGATCTCACCCTGCATTTCCGTGAGAGCTGACCGCAGGAAGGATCGCTCCGGCATGTGCGAGCCGGGGTGGTTCACCCGGGCGAAAAATGATTTCCCTCCCTGGCCTTTCCCTGGCCCCCAGGGGGCGATGAAGGCCAGGCACTTCCCGTTCTTAGGCTCGATGACGTGGGGCTTCGTCACCCCGCCGTATTCATGGATTGCCGCATACGCCACGTTGGTCCCGACGAGCGCCGTCATCCTCGTCTCGGTCCCCTCGATCCGGTAGTTGATCGAGCGGCGCAAAGTCCCGGTCCGATTCTTCAACACCTGACCGGATAGCTTTTCCTCTTTCACCTTGCGGGTGAGGGAGATCGCCAGCCGCTCGAGCGTCCGATAAAGCGCCTCGGATGCGCGCGCGGGTATCGCCCTGAAGCTGGCGATGGTCGACTCTTTTCCTACGATGACGGCTTTGATCATGTGACGGGTACCACCTTGCGGTACTGCTTCAGGATGCTGATGATTTCGTCGTTGATGTCGGTCAGGTCGAAAAAGACCGTCTGCCCCTGGAGCACTTCGCTCCGGAGACCGATGCGGTCTCGCTGCTTGTATTTCTTCGCGATCAGGTCAATCGCTACCTGGCTCACTTCGGCAGGGATTGCTGCATACCCGGCCACGTAAACCAGTTGCACGTTCTGCGCTCCCCGGGGGAAGCAGTACCCGTTGAGGTAGATCGTCTTGTCCGAGTAGAGAAACCCGGGCTGTGTCGAGTCTGCCGCCTGCGGAATGAGCTGGTTTCCGATCTTCACGCTGGTGACCGAGTAGACCGGATAATCCTTGGTCATCATGGCCGCCGTGCCTTTCCCGTTCCGCTGCTCGGTTACGGACTCCAGGGTGAAGGAGCGGTCAAGCGTCGAGAGAAGGAAGGCCGACGCTGACGTGATCAGCTTCCCCAGGAGCGCGTCGTCAGTTGTCGCGAGTGTGGGGATTTTGAGCCAGGCCTTAACTGTTGCCAGATCTGTCAGGTCGTTCGCTGCCATGGGCCGGTACCTCTGTTATGCCGCGGGCGGGGTGAGTTTCGCTTCCAGCTCGGCAACCTTGGCCTGCAGGTCGGTAATCACGGTACGTCCTTCCTCTGCGGCAGTTTCCATCTCTGCGATGGTCGCTTCCAGCTCGGCAACCTTGGCCTTGGCAGCTTCGAGTGCTGCCGCATCGGTCCCCGGCGCTGCCTCGGGCTTGACTTCCTTCCAGCCCTTCTTCTTGAGGTTCTCCGCGATGTGAGGCGGGACGCTCGCGACGCCGCCGCTCATCGGGTAGCGCCGCCCTTCGTGCTCGACCACGGACGTTCCTGCGCCTGCGGTCGGGTGTTTCATGCTGACGTTGCTCATGTCTGGCTCCTGTCATGGAAGGCCCAGCGGTTTCCCGCCGGGCTCTCTCGTCAAAGGTTGCTCCCGGGCTTAGTGGCCCTGGGTGATGTTGTTCACGATCGCGAAAGCCGGCGGGAAGTAGTTTTTCAGGACGCCGTCGAAATACACGCCGTAATCGTAGGAACGCTTGGTGAAGGGCCACTCGATCGCGTAGTAGTCGCGGCGGAGATGCTTCAGTACGAGCGAGCCGATATCGTTCAGCGGGTAGGGGACGCTGTTCGACCAGAACATGATGGTGCCCGGGGGCATGTTCGGGTGCACCAGGATCTGAACCTTGCGGTTCGTTGCCGGGTTGAGGATCGAGCCGACCACGATCCCCGCGTCGATGTTGCCCGGGTTGTTCCCGTCCAGGTTGAACCTGAACAGCGGAGCGCCGCCGCCGGAGATGACCAGGGCGTTAATGTCCATCAGCTGCTGAATGTTGACGTAGATCTCATCTGGGCCGGTCCGGTAGAGGTTGAACATGTTGGTGAAGACGGTGTCAAATTCGGTGATCCCGCCGTAGCCGTTGGAGGTGAGCTTCGCGCCGTTCGCCAGGGTGTTGATGGTGGCACCCGATCCTGCCTTGTAGAGCTGGGTCAGCATGCCGTCATAGACGAGCGAGTTGCAGGAGTAGTCGGTTGCGGCCAGGGCGCTGAACAGCTGCGCGCCGGCGGCCGGCAGACTGGTGATCGTAACCGAACCGGTGGTGGTGACTGCGACAAGTGCTGCGGTCGCGGCCGAGGTCCCCATGTACCAGGCGTAACCTACTGCGCCATTGAGCGGGGTGACGGTCGCGTTGATGGCATGGGTGTCTGCGCTAGAACTCTGCGTACCGGTGGTGACGGTCCCACAGGCTGCGGAGGGAATAGCGACGCCGGCGCCGTAGGTGTCGGAGCTGCCGTCTGCGTTCGCCCGGGTGATCTGCTGAACCAGGGCCGTGGTCAGGCTCATGCTCTGCCCGGTGATCCCCATGTTCCAGCCGGCCAGCTGCTGGTAGCCCTTCAAGTTCAGCGCGACGCAGCCGACGTAGTACGCCTGGCTGTGCAGCAGGGTGCCCAGGGCCGCGCCGGCGTCGGTGACGGTCGGGGTAGGGGTCTGCCCCATGGGGATGGTGGCCATGCCGCCCAGGTCCAGGAATTCTTCCTGGATCATGCAGCTCTGCAGCAGCTGGATCTGCGCGAGGGCCTTGACGTCCTCGTAGTTCTTGGACGCCAAATCTGCTTTCCAGGTGGCGTAGGTTTCGAGCCCGCACTCGACGAATGCCGCCATGTAGCGCGCGGTGCTCTGGTTGATGACCCCGCCGCGGTTCCGCTCGGAAACGCCGATATCGAGGTTCGTGATGTTGATCCCGTTCACCACTTCCCAGTTGCTCTGGATGGAGTAACCGTCCGCGCGGCGGGCGATCTTGTTCCTGAGCGGGGTGAGCAGCGGGTAGAGCTTTTTGCTCGGTGCCTCAAGGTCATAGGCGATCAGACCCTGGGTCGCCGACGCCGGCGAAGTGAATGCCCGCTGAATGTCGCTCGCGGGAATGGTGGCGCCCCATGCTGCGCGGGCCAGGTCGAGTGTTGCCTGAGAAATACCGAAGTCCATCTGTCGTTCCTCCTGTCCTTTTGCCGTTTCCGGCTTTAATTCCGCCCTGTCCCCGCGACGGTCTGTGGTGGCTAGCGTTTGGCCAGCGGTCTTGCGGATTGCATTCCGCCCTGGACCAGTAGCGGCTCCTGCATTGCGGCCCTGGCGAGCAAGAAGGCCTGGTCCTGCGATGAACCGTTTTTGAATTCGTCGGTGTCTTCGACGCGGGTGACCGCCTTGGTACCGGTGTCCTCATCCTTGGGGACCGCGACCGTCCGAAGTACCTGCTTGCCGTCTCCCCCGGGGGCCGCGGGGATCGCATTCAGCCTGGCGATCTCCGCCGTGAGGGTCATGCGGTCCTTCGCCACGCGCTCGATGATGTTGTCGAAAGTGAGGGCCCTGGCCACATCCTCATCCTCGGTATCGATCCCGAAGGCCCCGGCGATCCGGATCAGGTCGGGGAGATCGTCCGCGCGCTCGATGGCCTCGACGATCTCATGCTTCATCCCAGCAGCGCCGAGCAGGGCCACCATCCGGGTGACGCTCGCGTCGTCTACCGCGCCGATGATCCTGATTACCCCGCCTGCCGCAGAGACCTCTGCAGCCTTCTTGACGTCCGAGCTCGCACACCTGGCGCCCATGTCGCAGGCGTGATCGTGAATGGCCTGGACTTTTTTGCCGTTCTCTGCGCTGATCGATGCGCCCTTGCGCTCCACCTCCTGCGCGGCCAGTTCAACGACCGGAGAGAATCCGAGATCAGACAGACGGGTAACCGAATCCTCGCGCGTCGCTTCGCCCCTGCACAGGTCCCCGATCGCGCTCCAGTAGTAGTTGCTATCCCGGTTCGGTTCGGTGCTGGTGTCCTCCTGGATCTCGGAGGTGATAAACGCCTTGAGCGCGGTGATCGCGGCCGTAAGCGCTGTGATCTGCTCAGCGCCCGCCGGTTCGTCGGACTCTCCCTTTTCCTTGTTGAGCAGGGCCTGGATGCTGGAGAGGGCATAGCACGCCGACTGCACGTCGTTGATCTCCTCACCGGCGTACCTCCGGATGTCGGTTTCTGCGGTGAACTTTTTCAGCATGTTGGTACCTCCTATGCGGTGGACCATGTCCCCGCATCCTCTGTTTGATGGGCTGTCGACCAAGGAGAATTCTGTTATGGATGACAAGTGGATGACATCGCCGTCCTGCCACTTTTTGGAGCCAATGCGCCCGAGGTTTTCCCCGGCCCTCACCGTATAATCTTCACTGGCTCCGATGGAGAGCCCGCGGTAAACCTCCTCCTTGACCTTCTTCCAGGCGTCGTCATCAACCACCTTCGCGGAGAGGAAGATCCCCTTGTCGTCAACCTCATATTCCACGGCCTTTCCGGCTGCGATCGGCTGGTGCATCTCGCGAAGGGCAGGGAACTCCATGTAGTCGTCCATGCACTTGACGGCGCTGTCGAGGTCGATGAATGTGCCGTAGGAGTCCTTGATATCGCCCCGCGTGCCGTAGCAGTGAATGGTGCGCTGCTCTTCATCGATGCGCTGGATGGGAACGTAAAATGTGGGTTGCTTGCTGGCCATGGCCTCGTTCTCCAATAAAAAAGCCGCGCACTGTCTTTCGACTGTGGCGGCTCTCTAGGGGCTCTGTGATGTTGCTATTCGGTTTTCTGCCTGTGCTGCTACTGAATCGTGAACTGCGGCCAGTTCGTGAGGGTCGAATCCCCCATGATGCGCCCGGAGCAGGTTCCCGTCCCGTTGTTCGTGAATTTGAAAATACCTATTCCGGACGCAGGGACCGGATTCCCGGTGATCGGCATGACCCCGCGGGTAAGCGGGAAAACCACCGACCCGGTGTTAGGTACCGTCACCGAAAGGTACGGGTCAGGAGCGAAGCCCTGGACTGTCCCCTGGACGCCGAGGCTGTTCGGCAAGCTCTGCGGCCGGGCCTGGGCCTGGAAATCTCCGGAGGTGCAGCCGGAAACCTGGAAATATTTAGCGTTGGAATTGACGACGAAAACGATGGAGCTTTGCGCCTGCGCGGCGCCTGCGGCTAAAAGGACCAGGGCTGCTGCGATCAAAAGGTTTTTCATGGAAATCTCCTGTCAGTACCAGTTAAAGTCAAGGGCGTAGCCGAGCCCATAAGGGTTTGTGCCAGTGGAAATCGCCGCAAATGTTGCCGAAACTGAGCAGGCGCTGGTGATCGCTCCGGTGGTGTAGGTTGTCCCCGCCAGGGTTCCCCCGCAGGTCCCTCCTACCGAGGCCCAATAATTTGTCGAGGGGGTGACGGTGAACGTCGCCGGGCTCCCGCAGGCAATGGTCTGCGGGCTCGACGGGCTGATCGTCCCGTTCGCGCCGGTGCTCGGGGTGACGGTGTATGTCGTCCCGCTACTGGTAAAGGTCGCGCTGACGGTGCAGTTCGCAGTCATGGCCCCGGTGGTGTAGGTGCTTCCGACCAGGGTGCCGCTGCAGCCGGTGACGGTCCCTATGCTATAGCAGGCCGCGGGGGTGACGGTAAACGCCACCGTGGCCCCGTAGTTCACCGTTTGTGCTGTCG